AGAATGAGGATGCCTAAACTATATGACTTAGAGCCAATGATACTGGACTGTTGGCGTGTATGTAACGATCTTGAGACAGTGTTCAAACAGATAGGTGACGGTGAACGTGAGCCTACACATGATGAGATGATGAACACCTTGATGGGTATGCAACAGCTATACGAGTGGAAGTTCGAGCAGTTGTTCTTTAAGTATGAGGAGCTATGCCGTGACAGACAATGAGTGGCCCTTAGAGGCAGACTTCACGGATGTCAGACCTATGACACCAGAGGAACGTAAGGCTGCACAGGAACGTGATGAAAAGAATGGTAAGAGCAATGATAAACAGTGAGTGGCGAAGGTTGATAGCAGAACAAGAGAACTTTAAGGAGACGGTTATGGCAGAGCACACACCCGATAACGTGAACAGCCCAGCGCACTACGGTAAAGGAAAGATAGAATGTATTGACTACATCGAAGACTTCCTAACTAAAGAGGAATACATTGGCTACCTACGGGGTAACATAGCTAAGTATCTACACCGCTGGCGTTATAAGAATAAGCAAGAGGATCTACTCAAGGCTCAGTGGTACTTAGATCGTCTGGTACATATGGATGGAAAGGATACGGCATGATACCTGTAGGGCAGTTACGTTTAATGCTACGCAAGGCAGGTCTAGAGTTCGTTATCACTCGTGTTGAGGGTAATGTAGCTCACGTTAATATCATGGTACAGGAGAGGTCAGATGTACACAGTTGAGTTCGAATCAGATGCCTCTGTTGTAGTAATCATGGACGAGACAGACAGCCATGAGGATGTTGAGGTTGTCCTAACAGATAACAATGAAGTCTACATCCGACAGTACGAGGAGTCACTTGACAGCTACGAGTTAATCTGTCTGTCATACCAACAACTAATGGATCTTGTAGCATCTATAAACTCTTCGGAGGGTATGTTTAAGTTACAGTTTGTGAGGGGATAATGCAAGCACAAGAGATCACACACCAGCCATGCCCTCACCAAGACTGTGAGAGTTCTAATGCCTTCGCTTACAACTCAGATAAGATGTTAGGTTACTGCCATAGCTGCGACAAGAGCTACCCCTCTAAGGGTATGTCTCTCAAGAGTTGGGCTAAGGATACATACCCATTGAAGGAAACAGGTAACATGACACAGAGAGAACCAGTAGAGATTGAAGGTACAGGAGACTTCACAGAGTACCGGGGTGTACGTCGAGACACTATGGAATGGTACGGTGTTAAGACCTTCGGTATCAACCAAGTGTACACCTACCCTAGTGGCTCCCGTAAGATACGCAACATCAAGGACAAGGCCTTCAAGACAGACAAAGGTTTCAAGACTGACGAGCTATTCGGTATGGATAAGTTCAACTCAGGTTCATCTAGGTCTGTTGTAGTGTGTGAGGGTGAGCTAGACACACTGTCTGCTTTCCAGATGCTAGACAAGAAGTACCCTTGTGTGTCTGTGCCCAGCGCAACACCTAACCAGAAGCTATGGCAAGGTAAAGCAAAGGAGTGGCTAGATAGCTTCGATAAGATCATCCTGTCTGTTGACAATGACACAGCAGGTAAGTCTCTTGCAGCTAAGATCGGTGCTTTGTTTCCTAGTAAGACCTACGAGATTATCCATGACAAGTTCAAGGATGCTAACGAGTTCTTACAGGGTAATGCTAAGGCAAGCTACCAAGCAGCCTTCTATAACTGCAAGCGGTACTCACCTGACAATATCCGCAACACAACGGAGCAGTTCCTTGAGTTGTTCGATAAGAAGGATGATGCAGTCTATGTATCGACAGGTATCGAATCGTTTGATGATGTAGCCTTAGGTCTCATGCAAGGACACTTCACTGTGTTCCAAGCACCTGAGGGTATCGGTAAGACAGAGTTCATGAGATACCTTGAGTATTACATTCTAACTGAGCACAAGCATCTTAAGATTGCTATCTGCCACCTAGAGGAGACAGAGAAACGTGGTGTCCTAGGCCTTGTGTCGTACCACCTCAACAAGAACCTTACTCGTCGTGACCTTATCGAAGAGCACAACATGGAAGAGGATGTGAAGAGGGCTATCACTGAGCTGACCGCAGAGGAGAGGTTGTATCAGTTCCAGATAGCAGTTGACGAAGACCCTATGGACATCCTAGAAAAGATCAGGTACTTCCGAGAGGCCTGTGGTGTGGACTATGTGTTCTTCGAACCTATCCAAGACCTAGCATACTCTCGTAAGGGTGACGAGTCAGTAGAGAAATGGTTGTCTGCTCTGTCAGTACAGCTGTCTCGCCTAGCCTCTGAGCTTAACGTAGGTATCGTAACCATTGCTCACGAGAATGATGATGGTCAGGTGCGTGACTGTAGAACAATATCTAAACGTGCCTCTGTTGTAGTTAAACTACAGAGAGACAAGATGTCAGAGGATCGTGATGAAAGAAATACAACACAGCTCTTGCTTATCAAGAACAGACCAGCAGGTAAGACAGGATTTGCAGGTAAGCTCAAGTTCGAAGAGACAACCTTCAAGCTCACAGAAGATAGGGGAAGATGGACTTGACCCCTTCGATGATACAACACATTGGGTAGGGAATATGGAATGATAGTATTCGCAGACATAGAAACAGAAGGCCTAGATGCTAAGAAGATATGGTGTATCTGCACTAAGGAGAAGGACACAGGTATCACTAATGAGTTCCTTAATGTACACATAGACATGGCTGAACGTGCAAGGTTTGTTGAGTACGCTAAGAAAGTTACCCGGTGGGTAGGCCATAACTTCATTAACTTCGATGGGCCTGTCATCAATAGGATCGTAGGGCCAGTGATCGACATGACTAAGATCGTTGACACCCTTGTAGTATCTATGACTGTTGACTTCGGTATCGGATCACACAGCCTAGCCACATGGGGAGAGAAGCTAGGCTACCCTAAGGATAACTTCAAGGACTTCGAGGGTGGCCTCACAGAGGAGATGTTATCTTACTGCCATCGTGATGTAGAGGTAACTGAACAGTTGTTCAAACACTTCTCTTCTCAGATCAAAGACAAGGCTTGGTCACAAGCTATGCGTCTAGAGCATGACGTAGCAATAATCTGTCAAGAGATGCACGAAGGTGGCTTTGAGTTCGACATCAACAGTGCAGAGGCAATGCACCTAGAGATAACTAAGAGGCTACAAGAACTAGAGGAACGTATCCATCAGGCCTTCCCACCTAAACTAGAGGCAGTCAAGGAGATCAAGTACCGTACTAAGGCTGACGGTGAGTTGTTCAAGAATGTAACAGAGGCTATCAACACTTACCCTAAGACTGAGATCGTAGGTGACATGCTGTTGTGTTACGACTACATAACATTCAACCCCGGTTCGACTAAGCAACGTGTCGAGAGACTATGGGATGCAGGGTGGAACCCTATCGACAAGACGGTAGGTCACCGCATGGCTATTCGTGACGGTAACCTAGACAAGCTAGACTACTACGAAAAGTATGGCTGGACAGTATCAGAGGAGAACCTTAAGACACTACCTGAGAGCGCCCCTGAGGGTGCACATGCTCTCGCTGAGTGGCTCACCCTAGAAGGACGCAGAAGCACCCTCTCAGAGTGGCTACAGGCCTTCTCAAGTAGCAGTGACACCCGTATCCACGGTCAGTTCATGCACATAGGATCTTGGACAGGACGTATGGCACACAGACACCCTAACATGGGCAACATCCCTAGTGTGTTCCACGGTCAACCTAAGACAGCAGTAGAGAAGGTGAAGGCAGACTATGACGGTAGGTTCAGAGACCTATGGACTACACCAGAGGGTTGCTATCTTGTAGGTACGGATGCCTCAGGTATACAGTTACGAATACTTGCTGACATCATGGAGAGTAAGCAGTACATCAAGGCTATCATCGAAGGTAAGAGTGAGGATCAGACAGACATCCATAACCTTAACCGTAAGGCTCTAGGTCTTGATGGTATCACGAGGGACATGGCTAAGACTTTTATCTATGCCTTCCTGCTAGGGGCAGGTACAGCTAAGATTGCACAGATCCTAAAGACTAACATGGGACAGGCAGGTAAGGCTGTAGCTAACTTCACTGAGAGTATTGAAGGCCTAGCTAAACTAAAGAAGAGAGTTATCCCTGAGATAGCAGGACAGGGTTACTTCAAAGGTTACGATGGACGCAGGGTTGTAGTACCCAGCGAACACAAGACACTAGCGGGTATGTTGCAGAACGGGGAGACCCTAGTCATGAAGTATGCAACAAGACGCTGGATGGAAGAGGCAAGTAAACAAGGGCTTGACTTTAAGGTATGCACTTGGGTACATGACGAATGGCAAACAGAGATAAGAGGGAGTTTAGAAGATGCAGAAAGGTTAGCTAAGATACAACGAGATGCTATTGAGTGGGCAGGACTACACCTAGGAATCATGTGTCCCCTCGCAGGAGAATCTTCCATAG